CGCGAGGGCGGCATCCCCGTGCCGGCGCGCGAGCACCCGCTCTATCGCCTCCTGAATGTCGAGCCCAACGACTACATGGGTGCGCTCGTGTGGCGCGAGTCGATGCTGCTCGACTGCCTCCTCTACGGGAACGCCTATAGCGTCATCGAGCGCGACGCGGCCGGCCAGGTGGTCGGACTGCACAAGTTGCGCGCCGATAGCGTCGAGGTCTCGCGTGGTGCGGACGGGATGCCCGTCTACACCTACAACTCGGCGCGCTGGGATCGGCGCACGAGCGGCGAGGTGTATCAGGGATTCGACATCTTCCACCTGCGCGCGCCTAGCCTCGACGGTCTTCTCGGCGAGACCCCGATCTATCTGGTGCGGAACATCATCGGCGTGGAACTCGAGGCCGAGAAGTTCGTGGCTTCGTTCTTCCGCAACGGTGCGCGCCCGGCCGGGATCATCAAGGTCGCGGGCACGATCACCGAGGAGGCGCTGAAGCGTCTGCGGCAGTCATGGCAAGCGATCACAGGCGGCGCGGAGAACGCCGGCCGCGTGGCGATCCTTGAGAGCGGCTATCAATGGGAGAGCGTGAGCGTGAATCCAGAGGAGGCGAAACTCGTCGAGTTGCGCTCCTTCTGCCGATCGCAGATCGCGGCGGCGTTCAACGTCCCGGTGCACATGGTCGGGGACGCGACGAAGACCTCCTACGCGAGTGCGGAGCAGGCCGATGCCGAGTTCGTGAAGCATTGCCTCTCGAACTGGGCGAGCCGCTTCGAGGAGGAGTGCGCTCGCAAGTTGGTGCGCTCCGGCGAGCCGATCGAGACGCATATCTCGTTCGACGCGCTGCTGCGTGGTGACCTCTCGTCGCGTTTCGCGGCGTACTCCACGGCGCTCAACAATGGCTTCCTCACGATCAACGAAGTGCGCGAGCGCGAGAACTACGCCCCGATCGACGGCGGCGATGTGGCGCGCGCGCCCGTGAACCTGGCGATCGTCGATCCGAACGTCGGCAAGTCTGGCGATGTCTCGCCGATCACCGCACCGCCTACTCCAGCGCCAACCGTTGCACCTGCCCCGGCGACTGCGCCCGAGGCTCGCTGCATGGCTTGCGAGATGGAGATGCTCGCGGCATTCGACGAGGCGACGCAGGAGTGCATCTCGGACAAGATCCCGACGCTGCTTGACGAGGGCTATCCGCAGCAGCAGGCAATCGCGATCGCGATCTCGATGTGCAGCGAGGGCCGATCGACGCGAAACTGCGGTACGGGCAAGGGCGGATTCCAAGAAGGCAACGACTGCGGATCGGGTGGCGGCGGTGACGGAGGCGGATCGGCGAAGCCTTCTTGGAAGGGAAGCGACGGGAAGATCGACTACGACAAGGCAAACAAGATCGCCCAATCCGCGAAGGGGCCGAAGGATGTGAAGATCCCCGACAAGAAGCACAACTTCAAACTTCCGCGAGATCCTCGAAGAATGGATGTGGACACCTTCGACGCGGTGATGAAGGATCTCGGATATGAGGTCGAGGAGGTGCCCGCACAAGGATACGGCCGCGACAAGCAGAAGGCGTATGTGCTGACAAAGGATGGCAAGAGCGAAGTGGTCAGCGGGCAAGCGGCGACTCACTTGATCTATCAATCCTCATCTGATCCGGCAGATCACAAGATCAAGGCGCCGGGCCCGAGGAAGCCGAAGAAGCCCTCCAAGTTCATAGAAGGTCTCAAGATCCCGCCTCCGATCAAACTCTCAAGCGATCCGAAGAGCAAGCCATGAGCGACTCCTACGAGCCCACGAAGGCGATGCGCGAGGAGGCCGACCGTGGCCTCGCGTGGCGGCGCGAGCACGGGCGAGGGGGCACGGAGGTAGGGGTGGCTCGTGCGCGTGACATTGCGAACGGGCGCGCGCTCTCCGAGGACACCGTGCGCCGCATGGCGAGTTACTTCGCGCGGCACGAGGTGGACAAGCAGGGGCAAGGGTGGGGGCCGGGCGAGCCGGGCTTCCCGTCTGCCGGCCGAATCGCGTGGGCGCTCTGGGGCGGAGACCCCGGTCGCTCGTTCGCCGAGAGCATTCTGGAGCGCCTCGACAGGGCGCAGGAGGTCACGATGGAGCGTCGATACGGTGAACATCTGGAGGCACGGGCCGAGGTCGAGGCGGGGCGCGAGGTGCTGCGCGGCTACGCGAGCGTGACCGAGAGCGCGTATCCGATCGGCTACGGGCAGGAGATCATCGCGCGGGGTGCGTTCGAGCGCACGCTTCGCGAGAAGCCCGATGTGGTCGCGCTCTGGAACCACGACGCGAGCCTCCCGATCGGCCGCACCACGGCCGGCAGCCTCCGGCTCATCGAGGACGAGCGCGGGCTGCTCGTCGAACTGGAGCCGATCGACACCCAGGCGGGGCGCGATGCGCGCATCGCGGTGCGCTCGGGCGTGGTCTCGGCGATGTCGTTCGGCTTCATCGTCAAGGGCGACCGCTTCGAGGAGCGCGACGGCAAGGTGCACCGGATCATCGAGGATGTGGAACTGCACGAAGTCTCGGCGGTGACCTTCCCGGCGAACCCGGCAACGGATCTCGTGGTCGATCGTCGGTCGTTCGACATCTGGAGCGGAGAGAACCAAGCGCCTCGGATCGTGCGTCGTCGATTCTGGCTTGGCCCCAAGCGTTGACCCCAACACACCGAAACGGAGAGGATGCAAGGCATGGATCAGAGGCAGGCACAGCGGCAAGCGTTCTATCGCTACCTCATGCGAGGCCCGGCGGGCATTTCGTCGGATGACGCACAACTCCTCCACGAGAAGCGTGGCGTGACTGGCTCAAGCGGTCTCGCGCCCGAGACGTGGAGCGAACTCATCGGCGACGGCTTCGACACCAACTACATCATCAAGCGATGCAAGAAGGTGACGGTCGCTAACAATGTGCTCTCTGTCACGCGCTACACCGAGACTGCCGAGACTGCGAATCGGATGACCTACAAGGAAGAGGGCACGCGCAACGATCTCGCCGGCGCGGCGTTCGCCCTGCCTCGCTTCACGGTCTCGGGCACCGCACCGACCGACTACAACTACAACTATGAGAGCGTCCCGATCAAGCTCCACGAGGTCGGCGTGAATGTCACGGTAGCGAAGGAACTCATCGAGGAAGCCTCGAACAGCATGAGCGTCGAGGAGATGCTCGTGGATCTCCTCGGGAAGAAACTCGTTAGCGAGGTCGAGCGACAGATTATCGTGGGGCGGTCGGCTACGGCTACCGTCGCGAATCGCCGCGAGTGCCAGGGGCTCGTCTACTACTCGCAGTTCGCATCGCAGATCGTCACGGATGACGGATCGTCGGCGGTTGATAACATCAACTTCGCCTCGATGGGTGTCGCTCTTGAGAAGATGCGCGCATCGTCGCACGCGAAGGCGTGCTGGATCTTCGGAACCAACTCAATCGGTGACTTCACCCACCAGTCTGCGAACAGCAGCGCGCTGCACGATCCGCTCGAATCCGAGTCTGCGGCTTTCGGTCGCATCCTCGGGAAGCCGGCCTTCTTTACGCCGCATTTCACGCACTCGTCAGCAGGTGACATCCTCTGCTTCCTGGTGAACTTTGACGCATATGTGCTCGCCATGCACCGCGATGGGTTGCAGGTCGAGCGTCTGAACGAGGTGGCTGCGGCCACCGGACAGGTCGTGCTCCGGGCTACCGTCCGCGTGGGCGGGAACATCATCGACGACAAGTCGCTGATTCAGGTCGTGAGCAACTAACACCGAACAGGCTAAAGGAGGCCAAGATGAACGGTGACAACTACAAGGCGCTGCTCGAAAAGATGGGCGCGCTCTACGCGGAAATGCAGGAACTCGTGGCTGGCATGGAGGACGCGACCGAAGAGGCCGCTGCCGAGATGCAGAAGCAGTACGAGGAGAAGAGCAAGCAGTACGACGCGCTCATGGCTCGTCGTGACATGGTCGCCGACCTGAACGCTCGCGCCGCCAAGGGCGCGCACGGCGTGGTCGTGATCGAGCGCGAGGCTCCGGCCGTCGCTACCGTGCAGCAGCGCGGCGGGATCGTGACCGACGGCAAGTACGCCGACAACTTCGCGGACTACCTGAAGCGCGGCTACTCGCCGACCTTCGACACCCGCGCGCTCTCGGCCGGCTCGAATGCGGACGGCGGCTATCTGCCCAGCCAGGACTTCTACGCGCAGTTGCAGAAGTCGATCCAGCAGGAGACCTCGATCATGAACCTCTGCCGCCGGATCCCGGTCGGCACCTTCAAGACGAATCTCACGCTCGAAGTTGACTTCACATCCAGCGACTTCGACTCGGGCGCGACTGAAGGCTGGGCTGGCGAAGGTGGCGCTGTTGGCGAATACTCGCCGACCTACGATAATGTGACCTTCACGGGCAACGCGCTGCGCCGCGTGGTCAAGGTCTCCAAGGAACTCGTCGCCGACGCCCCGTCGCGCGGCGGTGACTTCTCGATCGAGTCGATCGTCGCCAACCGCCTCGGCCAACTCTTCGCGCACTCGATCGAACACGCTCTCTGGCAGGGCAACGGCACCAACAAGCCGCAGGGCATCACCTCGGCTAGCCTGACCGCAGGCGACACGCTCGGCACCATCGGCACGCTGACCGCCGACGAACTGATCGACTTCGTCTACGCGCTGCCCGTGAAGTATCGCAAGTCGCCGACGTGCGCGATCGTGGCTCATGATTCGTTCTTCAAGGCCGTGCGCAAGTTGACGGAGAAGGTGACCACGACTACCTCGGGCGCTGCTGCTACGGCGTACCTTTGGGAGCCGTCCTACCAGGCCGGCGAGCCCGACCGTCTGCTCGGCATCCCGGTTTACGCGAGCCCGTACGCCACGTCCTTCGGCTCGACGGCCTCGGCGACCCTCGCCGTGATCGGCGACTTCCAGCACTTCGTCATGGCCGAGCGTTCGGGCATGGAGGTGCAGGTGCTCCGCGAACTCTACGCGGGCAACGGCCAGATCGGCTACATGGGCGAGATGCGCCTCGATGCGAAGATCGCTCGTACCGATGCCTTCCGCACGCTCGTGAATCCTGCTTCGTGAGTGAGCAAGGGCTGAACTGATGGGCACGGAGGGCGGGCCGCAAGGCTCGCCCTCTTTCACTAGGAGGACACCATGCGCGTGCATATTCTGAAGGCGTTCGCGACGATCTCGGGATCGTGGTCGGCCGGGATGCGATGCGAGATTCCCGACGCGGATGCAGAGCGGTACATTCGTGCCGGGCTGGTCGAGCGCGACGAGCCCGTGATCGAGACACCCGAGCGTGGCCGCGTGCGGCTCCGCAAGGCGACAAGGGAGGATCCCGATGCTGGCAGTTGACGGTGCGACCTATCTCTCGAACGCCGAGGCCACGAGCCCGGCCGTCGAGCCCGTCACGCTCGCCGAG